TTATCTTTAAATTATTAATCATATCATCCATACATTCAATTAATGTATCATGTTGATGATAGTTTGCTTTTATATACTTTTGCTCTCTTGGAGATAGCTGTTTCCAGCTATCGAATTCATATAACATTTCATTTCTGTTTTTATTATTATTTTTACCGTTAAATGCGCCTACTGAAATCAAAGCTATAACGGCCTGTTTATTTAATATGGAACATAAGTTATTGAGAATATCAAGCCAATTCCAATTGTCTATCGTCTTATGAAGTATCTCTTCGGCTTCGGGGAGAAACCTGTTTATCTTATCGCATTCTACTTCACCGACCTGTTTAACATTATTAATACCAAAGTATATTGTTTTTGAAACAGATTGAAAATTTTTATATAGATGTTTAAGACGAGGAGGATACACCTCAATATCATTCATCTTAGCGTCGGTTACCAATTCCTTAATCTCTTGTTTGGGATCTGGTTTTCTTTTAGCATGATTTAAATACGTTTTAAAAAACTTGACAGGTCTATAGCACTTACAGTAGGCGCTCCAATAAGCATTCATTGCATAGCTTACCGCGTGAGATTTATTGAAAGCGTAACGGTTAGATTTTTCAATCCACGAAAAAATTTCTTCAGCTACACCTTTAGTAACAATAGCTTTCTTTTTAGCGCCTGATAAGAAAGATTTTTTTACCTCAGCCATTAGACCAGCTTTCTTTTTTCCAATAGCCTTGCGAAGCGAATCTGCTTCTTTAAGACTGAATCCAGCTAACTCTTGAGCGATCATCATAGATTGTTCTTGATATACTAATACACCATAGGTTTCTTGAAGTATATGTTCTAAGGAATCGTCGGGATAAACAACAGGATCAAGATTAGCTTTCCTATCCACGTAGTGTTGCGTCATGGATTTACCATCTGTAAATGCCTTTAGACATCCGGGACGGATTAAGGATATCAAAGCTGATAGCTCATTGATATTACGAGGAGATACACGCTTTGCCCATGAGCGTCCTAATTGGGACTCCAGCTGAAACACTCCTTTAGTTCTACCGTCGCATATTAAATCCCACACTCGATCATCATAAAAATCGTTGATATTAAACGTAAAATTCGCCATTCGCAAAAGCCTTTTCAAATTTAGTTTTTTCTGCAAGCTTCCTTTGAAATTTCAAAAACTTAATTAGTATGTTGGCAGTATCTTTAACATCCTGAAGTGCATCATGCGCGTTTTCTTTAGACTCTTCTGGGAAACCAAAGTACTCTCTCAAATAGTCCATATTTAGTGACTTAATATCCTTGTTGTTTTCTGTCCATGAAAATACCATATCCATCAGGTCAAGCTTAAAGATGGGATTAAAAAGTTTTTGTCTACCATTAGTATCCAGAGGACCATATGTTTCACATAAACGCTTAACGATTGGTAAATCAAATCCAATAATATTGTAGCCAGCAGCAATAGGTGCTGTCCAGCTTGATTTCTTAAAGTTATATTTATCACAAAACTGTCCAAACTTTTTCCATACCGTTTTGGGAAGAGGAGCCTTTGCTAATGCGTCCCTGTTTTTGTTCGTAATTTCTAATGCTTCATCTTCTAGAGGATCAACACCAGCCGCCACCGCTTTCTCTTCGTCTATAATTGGCCTGATCTCACTATTAAAAACACCTCCGGGTTGGAGGGTTAGCTTTCTAGCATGGATGGCAATTGCTGCTATTTGAGTAGGTTGTGTCATCAATGGATTACGGCTACCAGTTTCAAAGTCGAAAACAATAATATCTCTGTAGTTCATTAGGAGGTTCCTTGTACAATTTCAAAAAATTTGTCTAATGCATCATCAATATTCTTATATATCTTAGAGAACTTGAGTTGTGATCCACTCGCATCAACTTGATACATACCTTCTTTTCTGTCTCGATATTCAGGAAGCATTCGTCTTAGATCACATATTGAAATTTTATTATAATCTATAGCAGCGCCATAGTAAATAACAGATTTAAAATCTTGTCTAATAATCTGGTGGTCTCTCATGTCTACTCCTTAATTTCCATAATTTTACTTAATAGATCAATACCTAATATATCAAATTTTACATGTCCTTGACTTTCAAGATCTCCCATTTCAAAGGCGGCCATCATATTGCCGCTTTTATCCTGAGTCATAGGACAGATAGAATTGAGACGATGTTTAGAAATAATAACACCAGCAGGGTGTTTTCCCATTGACTTATTTGTGCCTTCGATTCTTATAGCTTGTTCAAAAAGTGGCGCTAGAGAGCCTTCTAGTTTGCCGTCGTTGATCTTACACCACTTTCTAAGATTGTCTCCCTCATTTAATAAAGCCCATTTAATAATAGACTTCTCTTCCATGCTTTCTAGTTGATCAGAAATTTCTGCCTCATTAGGAATACCCTTTGTAATTTCATTCATTTCAGCAAATGAAGCTGCGTTGTGCATTCTTAAAACCTCTTTAAGAGCAGCTCTTCCCTGTAGTCTTCCAAATGTAAGCATTTGTGCTACGTTGTCTGATCCGTATTTATCTTTAATATAACCTATAACATCCTCTCGATGTTCAGCTGGTACATCAATATCAATATCAGGAAGAGACGTGTACTCTGCGGTATTTCTTCCTTCGTTATAAAATCTTTCAAAAATTAAACCATATTCAATAGGGTCCACATTAGTAATACCGATTAAATAAGATATCAAGCATCCTGCGGCTGATCCTCGTCCGGGTCCTGCTAACCATCCTTGAGCCTCAACATGTCTAATAATATCTTGTACAATAAGAAAGTATCCAGATAGATCTGCTCCAAATATAACATCTAATTCTGTCTTTATACGATCCACATAAATTTGTTTTTTATCGTCTGTCTTAACTTTACCTTGTGGAATCAGTAAACGTTTCCATCCTTCTCTACAGAGATCTGTTAAATAGTCATTTTCTTCCATTCCATCTGGACATACAAACGTGGGAAGCATTGGTTTTCTTAGTATATCATACTCTTCACAAAGATCAATTATTTCATTTACTTTTTCAATCTCACTTGTATCAATTCCTATATCGTCAAAATCGTTTGGAGAAGGTAAATAGAATTTGTCTGATTCAAAAAACCGCCTATTGTGCTCTTCGAGTTTTGATTCTACTTTAGGTAAAGTAGTTTTCATTCCAGAACATAAAAGAATTCTTTGTAGAATAGCATCTTCTTTATGTACATAATAAATTTCTCTATCACGTAAAGAGTTATCTAATTTGTATAGATTATCTTTCTGAAATATCTCAGTTAGAACTGACTTAAAATCATCAGTGTCTATAGCTCCTACTAATTCTATTAAGTCCAACCATCCGTTTTTATTTTTGGCTAAGAGCGTACAATCACCGAAATCACATCCAATGATTGGCTTAATGCCTTCATCTTTACAGGCTTTGTAAAAATTTACAGCGCCAGAAACCGATTTATAGTCAGTAATAGCGCATGCTTGATAACCATACTCTTTGCACTTAGACACAACTTCATATGGCTTACAAAACCCACGTAACAAACTGTAGTGCGTGTGTACAGAAAGAGGAGCCCAATTCAACTTAATGATCCTCATACAAAGCTTTGAGCATTTTTAAACTAATTGCTAAAGATTCATTATCAGTATGCTGTCCAACCTGTTCATAAAGACGTGTAGTAATTTTTTTAGCGGTTGGTACATCAATAAACTCGTTGATGATACTAAATATTTGGCGGGCTTCGGAATCATTAGTTGGCATTACTTTCCCTTCCTTCTTCTAAAATTTTTGAGATCTGAAATTGCTACATTATAACAATTAGCTTTCACTTTAAATCCATTTGATGGATCTACTTGTCCCTTACGTAGCTTATGAGCATTTTTAAAATACTCCTCCTTTTCTAGCCACCCTAACACCCACGCTCTTCCCCACCTTCCGTTTTTATATTCAACCCTTACAAATGCATATCTATCACATCCTTGTTTAGTATTATAAGCGGCTACGCTACATTCATAAAACGGCTTAGGCTCACTAGTACATCTTTTTGTTTTAACATCGTACTTAATCTTTTTAGATGTTGTTTCATACAAGATATCATAGTCGTATGTATTTGATACTATACCATTGATTATCTCATTTGCAACCTCTTCGCCTAAAAAACCAGCAATATTTCCTTGACCAGCAGTAATAGAGTTCTTCAGCTGTCCCATACTGCGAGCTTTTCTCCATGCTCGTTTTTTCATAGCTTCTGTAATTTCAATTTCAATCATGTTTTTATATCCAAACGGAATCCTTTTTATCTATTTTAGCTGTTACAATAATCGCATCCATGTATCCATTTTTGGTTTTATCTACAGTCTCAATATCACTAGCGTTGTGCCACAATTTAGTATCATCAAGTGAAACCATTTGACCTGCATCTAAAGGTATTGACATAAAATGATCGCCGTCTTGTTCGGTATAAACTAGAAGGTGTCCTCCCTTTATATTATGTCTTGCTATTCCAATCATAGCAATAAAATCATAGCCATCTTGATGAACTCCCTCAGGAGAAACGGGAGTCTCATCATACAGAGTTATGATTCTCATTTGATGTATATCTATTGGAGTTCCTATGGGTAGTTCATTGAACGTTCTAAACTTATATATTAATTCCTTCATTCCTTTTCCATCCAATATATCCTCATCTACATTCTCAAATTTTCTTTCAATATTTCCTTGAAAATCATTATACTCATCTGTTTGCATAAATGTAGTAGTTGGAAGGGTTTTAAACATATAGGGTTCTGTTAGCAACTCTACCATAGAATAACGGCGTAATCTATATTGACCGTCTTTGTGATCTGTGGGAGTGAGAAGATCGAAGGAAGGAGATAAATTTTGAATTGCTTCATTGCTTAATAAGTCTAATCTTAAAAGGCTCATACTGCATTCCTTTCATGGAGCTATCCCGGTGCCTCATAGTGTCCAATACTAAAGCCTTCTTTGGTACAACTATTAATTGTGTCTTTCATGCCAGTTCCTTTAAGTTCTCCTTCAACATATTGACACATAGTTTTATTGGTTCCGGGCCATTTATTTTTATAAAAGTGACATAGTTTAGTACATTTCCAGTTACTTCTATCCCGAGAAATCGGCATAGGCGTATTATTATTTTGTATTTGTTCAAACCTCTTTTTAAGCATGCCCAGAAATTTCTTCTGATCGCTGCTGTCAAAGCACATGCTGAATGGACCACCATCCCTAATGTAGAATATCGACATGATAGCTTGGTCATATTCAGGAAATAGTTTTGATATAGCATAGTTATACAATAACAGTTGAGGATCTTCAATCAGTTTTTCATAAGTTTTTTCTTCACCTGTTGCCCAATTTAAACGTCTCCCCGTTTTCCAGTCAATCACCTCGATAGTATTATCATCAACTTGTGTTACTAAATCAATAGTTCCTTTGATAGCCAGTACTCCGTCTATACGTTTGCCATCTGGCATTTTATAAGAATACTTAGCCCAGTCTTCTTCAATAGGGATATCAAACTGTGGTTCACTAGCGATCACATTTCTCTTACGGGGGTCAAATTGTCCATCGTTATATTCCAAAGCATCCCATGTTGATTTTTTACAAAAATTAAAATCTGCGTTGGTGTAATTATGAACACAGGTACTAGTATAGTAATCATAACTTAAATCAAG